CTCCTTCTCGATCTCGGACATGATCGGCGCGAACTGAGTTTCGCGAACCTCACGCGCCGGAAATTTGGCGTTCGGATTGACCTTGGCGATGGCATCCTCAACCGACGGCGCTGTGTCTGGTCTGGTCAACAGGTTGTTGAGCAGGTTGTGCGCGCGAAGCGCGAGGTCGTAGTCGCCGCGGGGGACGACGACGGTATCGGACTCGCTCATCGGCCCTTGGACCCGCCAACGTGCTCAATACCATCCGGTCGTTCCGACATGGACGGCATGGATGCGTCGTTGGCGCCGATGTCCATGCGCTTCATCGGCACTTTCTTCATGAACGGATCGTTCTCGTTGATCTGCTTCACGTAGGGTGCGAACGGGCCGAGGCCGCCATTTTCTGCCATAACCAGGCTCCTTACATGCCTGCGCCGCCACCGGGCGGCATCATGGCAGGCGGTTGATTGGGGGGAGGTGGAGCGACGCGGTTGAGCGCGCTCATCTGACCGTCGCTCTTCATCGACGACATCATCTGCATCATGGTCTGCATGTTGGCGTGGATTTCCTCGCCAGCCTCGGACACGATTTTGCCGAGGTCGCCCAGGAGCTTCAGCACCTTGGCATGCACCTTTGAGCCGATCGGAATTTTTGGAAGGGCCTCAGTAACCGCTTTCTGAGCGACCGAAAGCAGTTCCATGGCCTGTTTCGCGTTGCCCGGATTCGACTGCGGGATTGTCGCGGCGCCGACATTGGCCGGTGGCGCACCCATACCGGGCGGTAATCCACCCCCTGGCACACCCTGCGGCATTGGCGACAACGACTGTGACAATCAACCCTCTCAGAAGCCGTCCGGAGCCAGGAAACAGAGCCCCGGACGGAGCTGGGTTAACGGCGACGCCCCTTACGGGACATCCGGAACCACCGGGTGTTACCGGCGACCATGCTTGCGGCCACGCCGGGCACGAAGATCGAGACGAATCATGTGATTTCTCCTTGACAACCCGAGAGAAAATCCACCGGGTCCGGCTACCTAATCCGGTTTCTCAGGATAAGTCAACAACCCTTTGAAAAGTCAATGCGGCTTCCCGTGTCCACCCTTGGTCAACAACTCGGGGTGCTGCGCAATCAATTGTTGTTGCGCGATTTCCCGTTGCTCGATGCCTTCGATCAACGCATCTTCCTGTGCCGGATGGGTGCCCTCGACCACCTGCCGCGGCGACGCAGCACCGATCCGGTTGAGCGCAAACAGCAACTCGCGAGCCTCCTGACGGAACGCAGGCGATGCACTGTGAGAATCCACCGTGACCTTGGCCCGCTCATTCATGTGACGCAGCGAAAACGACACCGGTTTCATGCCCGGAGCCGGGGGCTCCAACGTCGGGTCGGGCTTGTCATCGATCATCGGCGACTGCACGCCCGGCATGACCCACGCGGTCAGCACGTCAGTGGTTTTGGCCTGCAGCAGCGAGAATGCCGTGCCGCCGACCCGCTCCACCGATCGCTCGATCTTCAGCGATGCGTCCTTATGCCGGGCCGCACCGGTGCGCAGCAGCGTTTCGGTCTGGCCCGCCGAGCGCACGCTGCCTTCCCCCATACCCTGTGCCACCGGAGGAAAGCCGCCGATCACGTCGAACATGTTGTTCCATTCGTGGAATGATGTCCAGAGATCGGCGGGGATTTGTTTGGCGAGATCCTCGATTTTGGCGTTTGGGCTGCTGTCCGAGAAGTAGCCGCCGGGCTTGTTCAGCTTGGCATAAGCGTTCTGGTTGATCGAGGTCGAGCCCATGAACGCCCGCGGCGGGTCCTCCTGCTTGCGCAGCATCGTGTTGATCCCGTCGATCCGGTTATTGATCGACTTTTGCAGCAGCGCCACCAGGAAAACGTAGGAAATGCCCCAGAAATAGCCGTCCAACGGCATGGCGCAGAACTCAGTGAATCCATGTTTGCCGTGCAGCGGGTTGGTGGTGTCCTTGACCGCTGATTGCTGCGAAAACGCGTTGAACAGTTCGTCTTTTCCGAACACGATCTCCTCGCCGATCATCGTGATCGTCGCCCAGTCGTCCTGGTCGTCGTTCCAGAACCACAATTCGTCGTACGGAATCATTTCGTCGATCATGCCAGGCTGCATCTGCGGCTCGGGACCGAACAGGTATTGCACCTGTCCGCCGGACGACACCGGGGTCTGACCCGTCGCGGTGTAGGGATAGAGGCCGCCGACCACGATCTGCTTCAGCACTGAGTTGCCGTCCTCGCCCTCGCGGCCGCGGACAATGGAATCGGAGGCAGCTTTCATCAGATGGCGCTGGCGATCGGGCGGCAGGCCGGAGATGAGTTGGCGGAAACGAGAACGGGTGAGGAAGGTCGTGTGTACCCACGCTTCCTGCTTGTCTAAGTCGCTGATGCTTTCATTGTACACCCCAAAAGATTCCGGCTGGATAAGGTGAGATTCCAGGCCACGCCGGGACCACAGAGTTTGTTGGATGGTTTTGCCTTTGATAAGCGACCATAAAGTAACATCGGTCATGGAATCATCCATGTCCGCGTCAATGATGTGCTGATGAAGAAAGGCCGCAGCGGCCGACGCCTTGGCACGATCAACCGGGCCTACCTGCCCGAAGAAGTCAATCCTATATCTGAGGTCAGAAGGAGAGTATAAAAAGCTAAGCACATCCCTAACGAAGTCTTGTGTCCTAAGATAGGTCTGTGGAACAGCATTTTCGTCGCCAGTGAGAAATATATTCCGGAACGCCCGCCCACGCTGTATCCGTTGCGGGCGTGATTCCGTACACGTCTGAATGATATATCTGGCCCACTTGTTCCGAGGTCCATCGATGCGCATGAGGCTTCATACGATAGATGAAGCTCGAACGGCAAGTGATTGGAGTTATTGGCGAGGCGGCGCCACGTCAATATACGCCGGGACCGGCGATGATCCTTGCGGCTTGCTGGTCAGGATCGGTTGGATGGCATGGCCGCCCTGCGCCTCGAACTTCTGCCCGGCCGGCTGCCCGTTTTGCGCCGTTACAGCGCGTTCACCATAGAGCCCGGACAGATCGACCCGGCCCCGGCGCTCACGTTTTGGCGGATTGAAGAATGCGTCAGCCTTGGCCTGAAGGTCCGGCCGTAGTTTCGGCGCCGTGATCTCACCGGGGCGCATCGAGGTGTTGAGATCGGTCATGCCGTGATCGGCGGCCACGATCTCATTCGTAATATCCATGGCCCGGGCGAACGGCGAACCACCAATTGCCGGCGCCTTACCTTCGGCAGGATCAAAACCGATGTCCGGTGTGTGACTTTCCTTCGACTTGCCGAGGCAGGACCGCCGCGGGCAGTTCGGCGTTTTGACCTTGGATGAATCGGCGGTCAGCCGATTGACATGGAACCGATTACCGCAACTGCGGCATCTGAACCAATGAACATATCTCTGCCTATCGTCTTGCGGCATGGTACACTTCCAACAAGCGACACATCACCCAAATCAAGGCAACGATCCAAAACGGACGAAATTCAATTCTAACAGTCTTCATGCCACGATCATGCCTGGTTGCGTGAAACCATCCGGCATCCTCCAGCAGAACGGCTCGAACGAAAGCCGTTCCGCCGTAAGTGCGTTGCGCCACCACGCCGCCGGTACCCATTTGCGTCTCGCGCGGTCGCGAACCGACGTGTGGTAATAGCGCACCATCACCGCTGATACATCCGGGTCCTCGGGGTCTTCCTTGACCTCGATCATGGTGCCGTCCTGCGGCGCGTTGTCCATCAGGTGCCACGGGCGTTCATTAGAAACGGACGTGATGTACACTGGCATGGCGTCGATTGGCGTGCCGTCCTGTTCAACCAGAACGACTGCCGGGGGGACCTCGTATCTAGCGCCTGGCACGGTGACAGTCTCAGGCGCCATCTCCATCCGCTTCGCCGAGGCTTTGATTTTATGTTGTTCGCTCATTCTGTAACCTCCATGCCGCAATCATCGCGACGGCGTGCTGAACCGACGTGGGCAATTCCTGGTCGGTCACGATAAAGATATGCTCCGGGAAATCCAGCAACTGAACAACAGCGGCGCGCAGATCGGGATGCGCCTGGTATCGGTTGGCCGGTTTCGTGGCCCAGCCGGGGCGGATTTCCAGAACAGGGTGTTGCTCGATCACGCGAGTAGGCCTCTTGCCTCAAAGAAGCTCTTGGCAGGAGGCCCCTCGTCAATTTCGGCCTGCGCACGTAGTATCGAATACACTCTGTGCGTCAGGATTTCCCCCACAGCCGATACCTCCCCTGCCGCTTTTTTCCTGGCACCCTCCCAGGTAATCCCATTCGCAATGAGTGCCGGACGAAGATTCTCGATCCAGGTCAGATTGGCAAGCGCTGACGCAAAAGTCCGATCGTCGCGCTGCCGGCCCGGCGCCGCAGCTCCGATATCCGATGCCTCCTGGCGCACGATCGCCATTTCGTCCAGCAGTGGAACCGACCGGATCTCCAACAGGTTGGACTTCCACGAGTCGCGATAGGCGTTCATCATCCTGAACTTCAGGTCACGGCCGATTTTCGAATTATAGACGAACCCCGGCCCCGGGCTGTCGATCCGCCGATACATGTACCAGTTGGCCGCCGGCAGGAAGTCCTCAAACGACCACCCCGGCCCGCTGTTGTGCCCGATCCGACCGGTCTCTTCCGGGTCGCCGGAGAGCCGCCGGGCCTCGTTCTCAGCCTTTTCCTTTTCGGCCAGCCGCCGCAATTCGGTCTGATACAGTTCCGATCGCATCCGGTTGCGCAGGTTGTCGAACTCCTGCATGACAGCCTGGCCTGGGCCACCGGTCATGTCGATATTAATCCGGCAGTTCTGATATTGACCCGCAACATAAGCGATCACCCAGGCGCAGTTGCGAGTGTCCGGGATGTTGTCAGCCCATTCGGCAACCTGCACGATCTTGTCGGCGAAGCAGCGCCAGATCGATACCGCATGGTTATTATTTCGGTCATCGCGCCCGAACGCCGGATCGACGCCAATGGCATACCAGCCGTCGGGTTGCGGATGTTCCCATACCCGGAGCCGCACCACATCGATCGAGGAGCGCGCCGAGTCCAGTTTCTCAACGCGTGACAGATGGTATTCGTCGCCAAGGTAAAACGAATACCCCTGGAAGATGAAGCCGCCATCTTCTACCGCCAGTTCGGCCGGCGCCGAGGTGATCTGTTCGCGGCGATCGGCGACCAGCCGGACCTGGAAGAACGAAATACCGCTGAAAACGAAACACTCTTCGGCGTACCAGGGCTGGTTTTGCGACATGTCGGCCACGCCGGAGGACGGCTGCGACTGCTGCCAGCGATACCACGCCAGTTGCTCCATGGTGATATCGAAGCCGTAGCGATCCTTGACCAGCCTGATCCGGTCCCATTCCTCCGGGCTCGGTTGTTCGTTGCCAAACATGCGATAGCGGCGATCGGTAATTTTGATCCGTTGCAGGTCGTTCGACCACCACCCGACGAAGATGCAGCGCGATGAGAACTCGTCCTTCATCGCCGCGTCCCACATGTCTTTCCAATGGTTCGGACCGTGTGCCGTACTCTCAAAGATATAGAGTGCCCGCGGGTTTTCCGGCGCCATGGCGTGGCGGAACGAGTCCAGACCTTCCTCTTTGCCGTAACTCGCAACCTCGGTCAGCACGCCGCCCAGATAACCTTCGCCCTCACCCCACGATATCTTGGTCTTGCCGGCCACCAGCAGATCGATACGTGAACCGTTGGAGAACTCGAACCCCATCCTGTTGTCGCGCGTGATCCGAAAGCTCTTGCCCATGAAACCGACAAGCGAGTTCAGGTAGCTGCGGATCGTGATACGATTTTTGTTGCTCTGCTTTTCGTCGTCGGAAACCTGGCACAGGATCGTGTTGGGATGCCACGCCGCCCAGAACAATAGTAACAGAAGCGTAACGGTCGTGACGCCAAGTTGTCTCGATTTCAAAACGTAAAAGATGTGGATGCCGTTTTGCAGACCATCGATTATCTGATCAAGCACGCGGACCTGCGAGGTCCACATTTTCAGGGGAATGCCGGTGCCGTCGGGGTCCTCCTCGGCGTGCTTTGACTGGATGCGCACCGCTGCCGCGTACTTGCGGAAAGCGGAGACCCAGCCGGGGTTTCTGGTGCGGCCGCTCACCTGTAATTCGCCTCATTCTTCATGAGGTCATCAAGAATAGCCAGGATCGTCTTGTCATCGTCCTCGATCGATTCATCGGCAAACGGCAAAAACGGAATGCGCATCAGCCCATCGGGCACCAGATGACGTTTCGGGTTTTTCTTCGGCACACGCCAAACCAGAACGCGGCGGCGAGACATGTGGTGCATCCCAAGTTACTGCCATTCCGCCATAAACTCGGC